ACTTCACCCCGCCGACCACGGCGTTCCTGACCCTGTAAGGTGACATATGACTTTGTACAGTTTTAAGGGGCATTACCCCGTCGAGCAGATCGACAATAACAAGGGTTGGTACGAAGTTCCCGCCAAGCCGGAAGCGCCGGAAGGTAAGGAAGTCCGGTGGGAGAACGCAGAGTGGGTGGTGCGTGACCCGAAGCCCGAGGATCGCCCCGGTTTTCAATGGAATTGGAACCACACAGACAAGGCTTGGGTCGAGTGCGAATACTTGGCTACTGCTCCAGAAGTGACAGAGCCGGAAGTGACAGAGCCAGTGGAGCCGGGAGAGCCAATCATCACGGAGCCAACGGTCTCCGCAGTGGTCAGCAACGAGCTTGATGTAACCATCAACGGCGAGCCGATCTAGTTGAGCAACCTATACGTCAATGGCGGATACTGGATATTCGAGTACGCAGAGGGCGAATATCGAGGCGAGGCTGCGCTTAATGCGCAAGCTGCGCTGTCTGCCATTGGCGAGCGCATAGCACTAGGCTCCTCAACTATGTCTGCTGCGGCGACCGTAACGGCTGCCGCGATGAGGGTTCGATACGGTGCTGCGACGCTTAATGCAGCGGCATCGCTTTCGATCGATGGCGTTAGAATTAGAGACGCGCAAGCCGCGCTGAATGCCGCCGCAACCCTGACCGCCTATGCGGTCAAAGTGGCGATCGGACAGGCCCAGCTTAGTGCTATCGCAACGCTGACAGCGACCGGAATACGAATCACATTCGGCACGGTCGCGATGTCTGCTGTTTCCAGTATGGTGACGGCAGGCAGGAAGAAGTGGGAGACAGAGCCAGACACGGCTGAATCGTGGACGGCGGTATCTGATACGGCGGAGACTTGGACTCCGGTGGCTAACACGGCAGAGACGTGGACTATTAAGGTTCACCCGGCAATATTGCAGTAGGAGCGGAACATGGCTGATTCAACAACTACCAACCTGTCACTGACGAAGCCGGAAGTCGGCGCGTCTGCTGATACTTGGGGCGGCAAGCTCAATACCAACTTCGACATCGTCGACGGCATCTTCAAGGATGACGGCACAGGCACGTCTGTTGGCTTGCAGGTCGGCTCTGGCAAGGTCTTGAAGATCGGCGGCACGCTGAAGATGGACGCTCTGACTGCGTCCAAGACGCTTGCGCTGGATGCCAACAAGAACGTGACGACCGCCGACTTGCTAAGCGGAGAGACAACGGCTGCAAAAACTACGCTTGGCATTAACGCTGGCGATAGCATTACTTCTGGAACTTACAACGTAGCGATTGGTTACGACGCTGGTACGGCTTTAACCACTGGTGGTGTCAACACTGCGGTTGGCGCTTTCTCTGTGAACTCTGCAACAGCAAACAATTACATTACTGGTGTCGGATATAACGCAGTTAAGTTTCCGACCGGAGCAAGCAACACCGCCCTTGGCGCATATGCGATGCAAGGTGCGGCGGGAGCGTCATGCACGGAAAACGTGGCTGTTGGCGCATATGCTTTAGAAGTTGTTACCTCTGGGTCATTAAATACTGCAATTGGAACAAATGCCGGGGACAGCGTTACAACTGGCACTCAAAATACATTTCTTGGTTATTACGCAGGCAGCGCAATAACTACGGCAAATTTCAACACACACCTTGGATATAACGCAGGAACTAACGGCGGAAACGTATCATCAAATACGTTTGTTGGTTATGTTGGTGGTTATAACATTGGTGGGAGTGGAAATACTGCTGTTGGTCACGCATCAATGCAGGGCGGAGGCCCGGGAAATACTGCAGCAAGTAATACTGCTATTGGATTTCAAAGTCTTTTTATAATTTTAAGTGGAGCTAACAATTCGGGATTGGGATATCGCGCCGGTTATTCCTCAATATCTACTTATTCCAACTCCACTTGCGTCGGAAGTTTGTCGGAAGTTACTGGATCAAACCAAGTTCAGTTGGGAGATTCATCCACAACTACATACGCTTACGGCGCAGTACAAAACCGCTCCGATGCGCGGGATAAGGCCGACATTCAAGATACCCATCTTGGCCTTAATTTCATCATGGCGCTGCGTCCACGAGACTTTAAGTGGGACATGCGTGAGGATTATAAATCCGCGCCACCCATTCAGCCTGCGCTTCCTGATTACAGCAGCGAAGCGGAATATGATGCAGCTATGGCGGCTTGGCGTGTTGCTCATGCGGCATGGGATGAGGCCAACAAGATTGGCAACCTGACGCACGACGGCACCCACAAGCGAAGCCGCTTCCACCATGGACTAGTGGCGCAAGAAGTAAAGGCTGCCATGGATAGCATGGGCGTGGACTTTGGCGGTTACCAAGATCATTCCATAAAGGGCGGCGATGCCGTTCTCTCTATCGGTTACGAGGAAATGATTGCCCCGCTAATCAAAGCCATCCAAGAACTCAAAGCCGAGCTTGACGCCTACAAGGCCAACCACCCGTAAGCGGATAGAAGATCATGTCAGAGCAAGAGCAGCATAATGCGCTTGAATTGGCGCTACTTCGCAAGGACTTTGAGACCTTGCAGGCGGATATGACCGAAGTCAAAAGCGATCTTAAAAAGCTCGCTGCCGCATGGTCTACTGCCGAGAACTTGGTTGCATTTGTTAAATGGCTCGCCGGACTAGCGGCAGCCTTGGCGTTGTTGACCGGCTTTGTTCAAGGCTGGTTCTCAATCCCACAGAGCAAGGAGTAAAGCAGAATGCTGATGCCGATTACGCTGCCACCGGGAGTGTACAAAAACGGCACGGACTACCAAGCCAAGGGGCGGTGGTTCGATTCATCGCTCGTGCGCTGGTACGAGGCGACGATTCGCCCTGTCGGCGGATGGCGCAAAAAGTCCAACTCAGTTATGACCGGCAGTTGTCGTGGAATGCTGGCATGGCGCGATAACGGGAACGATCGCTGGATTGCCCTAGGAACGCACAGCAAGCTCTACGTCATGGCAGAGGCTGGCACGCTGACCGACATTACCCCGGCAGGGTTTACGGCAGGCCGCGTCGATGCTGACTATAACAACGGCTTTGGTGGCGCAACCTATGGCTCGTATGCCTACGGCATTGCCCGCCCAGATGCCGGTTCGATTGACCCTGCTACGACATGGACGATGGATACTTGGGGGCAGTATTTAATTGCTTGCTCCAACGATGACGGCAAGCTGCTCGAGTGGCAGCTTAGTACCGGCTCGGATGCCGCAGCATTGGCTAACGCCCCCATCGACAACAAGGCGGTCATGGTCACGGAGGAGCGCTTCGTGTTCGCCCTAGGCGCCGGTGGCGTCGGCCGTAAGGTGCAGTGGTGCGACCAAGAGGACAACACCCTCTGGACGCCGGCTATCACCAACCAAGCGGGTGACTTCGAACTAGAGACGGCTGGGACGCTTATGGCTGGCAAGCGCCTGCGTGGCGTGAACCTGCTATTTACCGATGTGGACGTACACACGGCGAACTACGTTGGCCCTCCGTTTGTCTACGGCTTTGAGCGCATCGCCTCTGGCTGTGGCCTGATTGGGCCGCAGGCGGTCGCCGCCGTGGAATCGGTCGCCTTCTGGATGTCGCCGGCCGGATTCTTCATTTATGATGGCTTCGTCAAGCCCATATCCTGCGACGTTCTGGACTACGTCTTTACCAACCTGAACGACTCCCAGAAGTCCAAGGTCTACGCCGTCGCCAATAACCAGTTTGGCGAGGTCTGGTGGTTCTACCCGAGTGCGGCAAGTCTAGAGATTGACTCTTATGTGTCTTACAATTATAGGGAGAACCATTGGGCAGTTGGGTCTCTGGCTCGTACTGCCGGAACCGACCGCGGGGTATTCAGCTACCCGCTGATGGTCTCGCCGGATGGCTATGTCTACGAGCACGAGGTTGGACTGAATTACGATGGTGCAAGCCCATTTGCAGAGACCGGGCCTTTCGAGCTTGGCAACGGCGATCGCACCCTGATGGCACGGCAACTGATACCAGACGAGAAGGTTCTCGGGTCGGTGTCGGTGCAGTTCAAGACCAAACTGACGCCAGAGGGCGCAGAGTCCACAAAATCCTACACGATCAATGGCGCCTACACGAACGTGCGCTTCTCCGGCCGTCAGGCCGCGATGCGCGTCACTGGTGCCTCGCCTAATACCGATTGGCGCCTAGGCACTATGCGCCTCGATGTGGTGGAGAGCGGTCGACGATGATGCAAGACATACAAGACGCAAGCGAGATCACGGCTCCCTTTCGGGAGTTGATCGAGCGCACTCTCAAGGAGAACTACGGCCAGATTAACTATCAGGACGTGGTCGATGGTATCAATGAAGGTGAGTACCAGTTTTGGACGGCAGAGAATTCCTGCGTGATGACGACTATCGACATCTTCCCGCGCATGAAGCAGCTGACCGTGGTCATTGGGGCAGGAGACCTCGAGGAAATCGACAACGTCATTCGCCCTGTTGTTGAGGAATGGGCGCGAAGCATTCAATGCGACGCGATGGTCATCATGGGCCGCCCCGGCTGGCAAAAAGCGCTTGAGGGCTACAAACGCACCGCAGTGGTGCTCGAGAAAAGACTATGAGTAAACTTTTCAAGTCCAAGTCACAAAAGACCGAGACGCAGAAGACCGAGATAGACCCGAGGGTCTATGAGCAGGTCTTGGCGAATCTGGATCTAGCGCGACAGGTCGCCTCAATTCCATACCAGCCGTACACCGGCTTGATGGTGGCGCCTTTCACGCAAGACTATCTTGCCGGTGAGCGCGCTGTGCGCGGCATCGCGCAGGAAGGCGGCTACGTCCCAGAGCTTGAGATGGCTGCGCGACAGGCTGCTGGAGACCTTGGTTTCCAGTCTGGGCAGATCAGCGCTCCGGGCTTTGATCCTCGAGTGATGGCCGAGCGTATCGGTGCAGAGCGAGTGGGCCAGTCTTTGGCCGGTGGCCCGACACAGATTGGCGCTCGAGATGTGGGCGCATCTTTGGCCGCAGGCCCGCAGCAGGTGCGCGCCGGCCAAATTGGCACCACCTTCGCCGCTCGAGATATTGCTGCTCCGGGTGCCGCACCAACCGTTCGCGGTGCGTCTGCACTCGATCGCGACATCGGCGCCTATATGTCGCCGTACACGTCGCAGGTCATTGAGGCAGGGCTGTCGGACATTGACCGCGCCTCTGCCTTGCGCCAGCAAGACATCGGAGCGCAGGCGATTCGTGCGCGTGCCTTCGGTGGTTCGCGCCAAGCGGTGCAGGAAGGCATCGCTGCTGGTGAGGCAGAGCGCGAGCGCAATCGGTTTATCGCCGAGCAGCGTGCGCAAGCCTTCCAGCAAGCGACGCAGCAGCGCGAGGCTGATGTTGGTCGCGAGCAGGCGGCAGGGCTTGCCAACCAAGCCGCAGTGCAGAACATCATTGAACTGTCGCAGCGTGGTCAGATCAGCAACCAGCAGCGTGATCTCGAGTTGCAGCGTCTTGGCGTAACGGCGCAGACGCAGAACGTCGAGGCTGGCTTGCGCGCTGATCTTTCAAACCAGCAGGCGGTGCAGGACTACATGCGCCTTGGCCTCACTGCGGAGCAAGCCAACCAGCAAGCCTCGCTCGATGCGTCGCGATCGAACCAGTCGGCGGTTCAAGACTATATGCGCATGGGGCTGACCGCCGAGCAGGCGAATCAGCAGGCTATGCTGGATGCTGCTCGCTCCAACCAATCGGCAGGGCTGCAAGCGCGGCAGGCCGAACTTGGCGCGATGGGCGATCAG